TTAATTTCAAATACAATCGACTTATGTTTATAATCAATCGGTACTGTTCTATCAAAAATAGATATGTTTTTATCTTTTAATTCTATCGGTTGAAATAAATAATATTCCCCTATATTTACCAATCTACCATTTCTACCATATCTATCGGTTATGTATTCATTATTATCTTCTATTAGGTGTGTTAAAGCGGAATATATTTGTATATATGGATATTGTTTAGGGGTTTGAATCGCCGCAAGTAATACATCTTTTTTATAAAAATAACTTTCTCTCATTAACATTTTAATACGCTGTAAAATCTTTTCGGAATTCATCTTAATAAAGGTTTCATTGTACGTATCCTCATTTAACTCATCTTCATCTATTCTTGCGTTTGGAGTGCAAGAATAATCGCAATTTTCCATGTAATCACACGCAGGAGAATATGGTTTGTCACCAATTTTAAAATCTGGTAAAACTAACCCGGTAGATAATACTTGGCGGATAGGTTCTTTTAACACCCTCTCAATTTTTTCTTGCGTAAAATTGGTTTGACTATGATTGATTATACAATCAACCGCCGTCTCTTTCAATACACGAGTTACTTTACCTATCTGTATTGCTTTATATTCAGCAACACGATATATATATAGATCAGCGGCTTCTTCTGCTTTAGCATCACCTATTATTGTCCCGTGCATGTATATTTCAACATTGCGCTTTTCAAATGGTAAATCTTTATGACTAAAATTACGAACTGCTCTTCCTATAATTTGTTCTATACGATTCATATTGTACCAAGGGTCTAATATATGCACCTGTCGTATATATTTAAAATCTATACCTTCGGAGCCTGCTCTTGAAATTAAAACCACCTTAACTTTATAACCATCTTTATTATCGTCATTTGTCAGCCCTTTCACCTCAAAATCATTATTCGGAGATATTCTTGTGTCGCCTGTAATAATAGAATATCTTGCTGGTTTAAAATCGGTTTTGTTGGTTGGCGGTTTCATCGTGCGCACATCTACTACATTAGAAGGCTTGTTTTTAAACAGTGGTTTTACATCTTGACCAAAGCGAGTAAACCCTAATTCTTCTAGAGCCAAAGCTACCGGTATTAACCCACTATCAATGTACTGTGAATATATTAATATAACGCCATCAGACACTACATTGGTATCTGGATTATAAATTTTATCTAATATACATTTGATTTTAGCACTATATTTACCTATTATTTCGCGAGAGAAAATCTTGCCATATTTATCAATTGTAGATTTTTTGTATTCAAAATTGCCTTTTTCTGGCGGCGCTTTATTATCTATAAAAGTCATCATTCTCTCTAACCCTTTTTTTCCAGTTAGTTCATTGGAGTCTATTAATCTTTGGCTTAAGTCATTTTTACGAGGAGGCATACCACCAGACAAATTACTAATTTGGCTTTCATTGTCACTAGATTTATCAGAATCCGATGAATCCGAATCAGAATCCGATGAATCAGAATCCGATGAATCAGAATCAGAATCCTTATCCGAATCTTCTTTTTTTATAGGCGGCGTTTCGGCCAAATCCGAAAAACTTTCTGAATATTCTGAAGAATATCGTTCTTTAGGAATACTTTCTAATAATGGTTTTAATCCTTCAATCGGATAAGATATTATTAAGGACTCAATAGGTATTTGTAGTAAAGTATATCCAAATGATTCCATATTTTCAAAACTAGGCATTGCTCTAACTTCTCCTTTTGTAGTGACAATCGTATTTTGTTTTTGTCTTAGCATATGAATAATATATTTATAAGCACACCCTTGACATCCGCCACAATTATTACAATTATTAATAAAATTCAAATATAAACTTAGAATGCGATTTTTATCTTCATCTTTAATTTTTTTCAAATTCATTTGAAACGACGGATATTCTACAAAAGGGAACGTTTTTTCGATATCAAATTCAGAAGGATAAACGCGATACGGAAATGTATACGGATTTTCACCTCTAACAAAAGAAACATATCCAGTCGCTTTTTGAATTAGTTTTTCTTTCCCATCTTTTTTAAAATTACCATATTTATCAAATACATCTTTTACCTCAATTTTACCTCTTTTGTCATTAATATTCATCAAATTTAATAACCATGTAATTTCCTTGTAACTGTTATACATAGGTGTAGCAGAAAGCAGTAAAAATCGCATATTTTGCGCTGATTTAACAAGCAATTCTAAATTGATAGCCACTTTTTTATTTTCATTGTCATCTGTTTTGCGAATATTATGTATTTCATCAATTACAATTAATCTATTATCAAATTCTCTGCGTAATTTTTTTACCGCTTTACTATTTAATAATAGTTTTGATTCTTTTGTTTCTGAAAGCATTTCCTCGGTATGACCCATCGTTTTAATTATGTAATTCGCAAACTGACCATAACCTAAAAATATATAATAAGTATTAATAATATTTCTAATTTGACTAACCACTTTTTCCTTAGGAAGACCTTTCATGCTCATGGGATTAATTTCTTTTAATAATTTATTTCCTGTGCATGCCTGGATAGTCCATAAGCCATCGACTAACTTTAACTTTCTCTCATCAAATAACTGGAGCCTAAAATTATCTTGTACATTTTCAGAAGCAACAATCATAATTCTTTTTGTAAATCCGATTTGTTTCATGTAATCACGCATTTCTTCGCATACACCAATAGCACTGCAAGTTTTACCGGTGCCCAACCCATGATATAATAATAAACTATTGTAAGGCGTTTGAAAAGACATGAAATTTTTAACAAACGCTTGATGAGGACTAAGTTCATAATCCGCTTTACTTAATTGGTCTGCGTATTCTTCTATGTCTGGGTGAATTGTACCGTCGTATTGCGTGTCAAAAAATTCTTTTTTTTCTGCTATTTTTATATTAAAATTCCTATCATTCAAACTAGGATATAAATATGTGTCGTCTTCTATACAATTACTTTCTATTAATTCTTTTTTTAACAAAAATTTATTACATTGAGTTGAATACATAGTTTCATCTGTGCAATTTAATCTTTCAAATTCATCTTCTAAATCCGTTTTACATATCTCTTTTGAAGATGCCGTTTTTGTTGAAGCTTTAGAAGAATCATCTGAACCTACTATAAAATCACTTGATATTGATTCGTCAGTAGGTTCAGATGATTGCAATGAAATATTTTCTTTATTATCTGCCATACTATATTATTATATATTTAATATAATTTATAATCACGTAATACTTTATTAATTTGATTAATTAAATTTTTTTTTTCTAAATTATAAGGTCTAATTGATTTTAAGCATTCGTCTAACGTTTTCCATTCCAATTTACTTACTTCGGTAACTTGAAAATTTTGTAAATATTTACTATCCAACTCAGTAGTATGCGCTAAAAAATATTTATGCTTATATGATTTATAATTCGTACCAATAAAAATTTCTTCAAATGGCATAACATTTGTTATAACTGTAATCGACGTTTTTGATATTCCGGTTTCTTCTTCGAATTCTCTTAATGCGCAATCTAAATCTTTTTCTTTAGGGTTACGTCTTCCTTTAGGAAATTCCCATTCGGTTTCTTCCCAACAAGTAGTACTATTATCTATAATATGTTTTAAATCTATAAATTTATTGTCAATAGAAATCCCATTTTGAATAATGTCAAATTTTTTGTATGAAACATTTTCCTCGCTTTTGTGTTGTGTTGTCTGTATATCAGTACCCCACATTTGATTCCATAATTCAATAAAAGGTGTATTTAATATCCGATTTTTTTCATTAATAGACATTTGATCAATCAAGTCTTGTATTTGCGAAATATTGTACGGTGAATATTTACCTCTAACAAAATCAATATATCCAAAAGAATCTTTTCTACGAATCATTAAATATTTAAAATCATTATTAGAGTCAGTTGTAAATAAAATGACTCCATAACTAATAATAGGTAGTTTACATTGATTAAACATATGACCCTGTTTGCCACAGTTGTTGCATACTATTATTTTATTCATTTGATACAGTTAGTTAATTAAAATAAATATTTTTAATATCTATTTTTAATAATAATAATATTAATCGTGAAAAATGATTTTATTTTTTGTATAAAAATAATATGACTTATTTAGACCCATCCGTTTGGGGACCCCATTATTGGTTTTTTTTACATACAATCTCAATGACATATCCACATACGCCAAATGCCATAACCAAAAAAAAATATTATGAGTTTATTCAAAACCTACCACTATTTATACCAGTTGAAAAGATTTCAACAGAATTTAGCAATTTATTGGATAAGTATCCAGTAGTTTCTTATCTTGACAATAGAGAATCATTAGTAAGATGGACTCATTTTATTCATAATAAAATAAATCAAAAACTAGAAAAGCCCCAAATAAATTTAAATGAGTTTTATATTGAGTATTATGAAAAATATAAAACTCCAAGTGATAAACTTAGCGATTTTTATAAATTAAGGTCAAAACTTATATATATATTTTTAATTGTGTTGCTAGCGTTCATCATCTATTATTTATACGATAAATAAATAAATAAATAAATAAATGTACTCGTATCATCAATAACAAATATAATTTATGAATAATTTATAAAATAATTTATATTTTAGCAATTACAACCTAAATAAAAAAATTTAATATTTAATAAATATATAAAATGGTAAACTTTCAAACTCTTTGCACTCCCGCAAAACTATACTTTGTTTTAGCCATTGTTGCTTGTTTGTTTGCGTTGTATAAAAAAATGTCTTTTGTGTCAGTGTTAATTAAACTAATATTTGCTTGTATTTGGACATACATATTATCCTGGTTATGCCAAAAAGGTTGGAAAACTTTTGCGTGGGTTTTAGTATTGCTTCCTTACATTCTGATTCTTTTACTATTTATTAAATAAGTTTATTAAATAAGCAATATTTATCGTCTTATATTTTATTATAATTTTATTATATATATTTTTATATAATGAGATTAGAGTTTTTCATATTAGGGTTAACAGCTTTTTTTGTATACAATACATATCAAGATGGTAAATATACAAAAATGTTATATTCATTCAAAAAATATTATAAAATGATTTTTTATGTATTATTAGGAGTTGGTATATACATATTGTTAAAGCGAAACCCAGCGCAAGGAAAAAATATGCTTTTATACGCGAACAATGTAGTTAAATTTATGCCATTAGACAAAACATCTATGGATATGTTAAGTCCTATTATTGATTTTACAAATTCATCAGAGAGAAGTTTTATGGAATCTTTTAACAATGTAGAGCCGCAGCAAGAAAGAATGCTAATGTCGGGTAAAGGCGCGACAAAACGTTCCGTAAGCGAGACCAAAAAAAAATATGTTGCTTCGAGCCAAGAATGGAAGTGTGGTCACTGCCAAAATCAATTGGACCATACTTTTGAAATCGATCATCGTATCAGACTTGAATATGGTGGCGGCAATGACGTACAAAATTTAATCGCATTATGTCGCAATTGTCATGGAAAAAAAACGGCAAGTGAAAATATGTAATCCTCTCAAATAAATCAAATGTGTAACTAAATAATATTGTAATATAATAATATAAATAATGGAAAATGCCAATAATATACCAAATGCTCCAATAAACTTGAATAAGCCACCTATAATTATAACGTTGTTAGCAGGAATAATATTTATTATGATATCTATTTATTTGATATTATTTAAAGTATTTCAATCTACACAAGAAACCATAATTTATTCGTTTTTATTTTTATTTTGTAATTTATTAATTATTATAGTATCCGTATGTTTTTTACCTATTTTAAAAGATTTTAAACAATTTTTATTGCAAATAAAAAATGTAACTTATGCTATACTTTATACTATAGGCTTAATTTTATTTTTTCAGTTAACCCCCTCTAGTTTTATAAATGCGAATTCAACCGCAATAGTAATAATATGTGCTATTTTAACATTAATCGTATTTTATTTAGCGTTTCAAACCAATTATTTGAGCCATTTTGATGTCAACTATGAACGGATTAAAACAGTAATTTTATTTATTTGTTTAATTACAATAATAGGTATTTTTTATTTGAATAATCCGGGTGGAATTATTTCACAATATTTTGGATATGGACTAATATTAGTTTTTATTCCAATTGTTTGTATTTCGCTGTATACTATTATTACATTAATGCTACCGAGCCAAGAATCCAACCAATCAAATTCTAGTGTATTTGGTATTTTATCATCGTTTTCTTTTTGGGGTAGTATACTATTTGTTGGGTTTCTCGTTTCGGTAGTATTAAGTATATATTTTACATCAGGGTTCGCAAGTTTTTTGCAAAATTCGTCTCTTTCCACAGCCGTAATAATACTTACATTATTGGCTAGCATTTTATGGATTATTTTATTAATAGTAAATTATTTTCCAACCACGGCATTTACACAAGGTTCAGTGTCAAGTGAATTTAAATTTTACAAACTTGGGTTGTCTCTTTTATTTAAGTTATTAATTATTCTTTCGATTATTGGTTTTATTATTTACTACTCAATAACATTCGCAGGTAATTCCACTATTATAAACATTTGTTTAACTGTCGTATTAGTCATGTTGATACTAGGATTATTATATAAAACAATGGAGGTCGAACTACCGAGTGGTAACGCAAAAAAAAATGACTTTTTTGACTTACTTAAACATATTATATTTTATATCCCTTGTTTATTTAGTGATTTATTTGATTCTACAATGAAACTTTTTATAAGCGAATACAACGCCACAACAACAGGTTCTTTATTAATGTTATTGCTAATTATAATAATTATAGTAGTATATTTTACTTTGCCTTTGGCACTAGATAAAATAAATATACAAGGCGGAAAAGTACTAGTAAATAATCCTGTATATATAAATTCACAGTATTCGTTGGGGACTTATAAAGATTTAAATGGTAGTGAAGATTTTACTTATAAATATGCCTTGTCGTTTTGGGTTTTTTTTGACGCAATACCTCCAAACGCGAATGTAAATTTAACCCAATACATATCCATTTTAAATTTTGGCGAAAAACCGAATATATTGTATAACGGACAAACAAATAGTTTAATAGTTACTATGCCTGAGCATATTGCGGGTGGGACAACCAATACTGACAATAACAATAATACAATTTTGTATAAAAAAGAAAATATTTTATTGCAAAAATGGAATAACATAATTATTAATTACAACGGTGGAGTATTAGATATTTTTTTAAATGGTGAACTGGTTAAATCTGTTCCTGGCGTAGTACCCTATTATACTTTAGATAATTTAACGGTTGGAACAAACAACGGCGCAAATGGTAAAATTTGTAATGTTGTATATTATAGAAACCCTTTATCCACAATATATATAAATTATCTGTATAATTTAGTCAAAAATTCTACACCACCTATAGTGAAACATTCATATGAAACCATCGTATCAAAATAAA